GTTTCTTTGAAACAAGATAGTAAATCAGCAGGAAGGTGGGAAACCAACAAAGGCGGAGAGGCATTCTACTCTGGTATTGGTGGTGCAGTAACAGGACGTGGTGCAGATTTGCTAGTTCTAGATGATATTCACTCGGAACAAGACGCACTTTCACCAAAAGCATTGGATAATGCTTGGGATTATTACAGTTCTGGACCAAGACAACGTCTACAACCGGGTGGTTCTATTGTCGTAGTGATGACAAGATGGTCGACCAAGGACTTAACAGGTAGATTATTGTCTGCACAAAGCGACCCGAAAGCAGATAAGTGGGAAGTAGTAGAGTTTCCAGCTATTTTCCCAGACACAGGCAACCCATTATGGAAAGAATTTTGGAGTCTTGAAGAACTAGAGAGTATCAAAGCGTCTTTACCTGTATCAAAGTGGTCAGCACAGTGGTTACAAAACCCAACTTCAGAGGAAGGAGCCATTTTAAAGCGTGAATGGTGGCAAAAATGGGACAAAGACCAGATTCCTAACATGCAATACGTAATTCAAAGCTATGATACGGCATTTTCTAAAAGTGAGACTGCAGATTACTCGGCAATAACAACATGGTGCGTGTTTTATCCAGAAGAAGCTTTAAATGCACCAGCAATTTTGCTACTAGACGTGAAAAAAGGACGGTGGGACTTCCCAGAACTTAAACAAGAGGCATTAAAGCAGTACAAATACTGGGAACCAGACACAGTTATCATAGAAGCCAAGGCATCTGGTATGCCACTTACACATGAACTACGTCAAATGGGAATACCAGTAGTAAATTACACACCAAGTAGAGGACAAGACAAAGTCGCTAGAGTAAATGCCGTATCACCAATACTAGAATCAGGCATGGTGTACGTTCCCGAAGAACGTTGGGCAGAAGAATTAGTAGAAGAATGTGCCGCTTTTCCATTTGGCGACCATGATGATTTAGTGGACTCAACCACACAAGCTTTGTTAAGATATAGGCAAGGTGGTTTCATAGGTCTCCATAATGATGAGAAAATAGAGCAACGTGAACCAAGATTAATAAAAAGTTATTACTAGACTATGGTAGACGAAATAAAAGTTCCCACTAATATTGAGAATATCTCTCAACTTTATGACAACGACCCAACGACACAAAATGTTGAAGACGAATTTGTTGAAATAGACTCACCACTTACAGGCGACGAAGAAGTAAATGTAGAGTTTGCTCCAGATGGCTCCGCAGAAGTAGATTACTTTCCAGACGATATACCAGAAGAACCAGTAGTTCCTTTTGATGCAAACCTAGCTGAGTTTATTGATGACCAAGATTTAGATATGTTGAGTAGCGAATTAATTAGTGGCTACGAAGATGATAAAGCTAGTAGACAAGAGTGGGAAGACACTTACATTCAAGGATTAGACTTACTTGGCTTTAAAATAGAAGACAGAGAAACTCCGTTTCCCGGAGCATCAGGTGTCACCCACCCATTATTATCAGAAGCAGTAACCCAATTTCAAGCACAAGCCTTTAAAGAACTACTACCAGCAAAAGGTCCAGTCAAAGCACAAGTTATGGGAGCAACAACTCCAGATGTAGAAAAACAAGCTGCAAGAGTTCAAGACTTTATGAACTACCAAATAACTTCTGTTATGGAAGAGTACACCCCAGAGATGGACCAACTACTTTTCTATCTACCACTTGCTGGTTCTGCATTTAAAAAAGTTTACTACGACCCAATGACGCAAAGACCTTGCAGTCACTTTATTCCTGTAGAAGATTTATTAATACCATACGAAGCCAGTGACTTAGAAACTTGTTCTAGAATTACTCAAGTTGTAAAAATGAGTCATAACGAAATACGTAGTCAACAATTATCAGGTGCCTACAGAGATATAGATGTAAAACCTGCTTACGTAAATGAAGGCTCAGATGTTAAAGACAAAGTAGACGAGCTAGAAGGTATTAGCTCTTCTGGTAATGACATGATGTTTGACTTACTAGAAGTACATGCAACTTTAGACCTAGCAGGATTTGAAGACCCAGACGGTATGCACTTACCGTATGTCGTAACTATTGACCAAACTTCTGGAGAAGTATTATCTATTCGTAGAAACTACAGAGAAGGCGACGCTCTTAAAAGAAAAATTAACTATTTCGTACACTACAAGTTTTTACCGGGTCTTGGTTTTTATGGCTTTGGTCTAATACACATGATTGGTGGTTTATCTAAAACTGCTACTGCAGCATTAAGACAACTAATCGACGCAGGTACTTTATCTAACTTACCAGCAGGTTTTAAAGCTAGAGGATTAAGAATCAGGGACGACGAAACTCCACTAGAGCCGGGAGAATGGCGTGATGTAGACGCACCGGGCGGAGCACTTAGAGAATCACTAGTACCACTACCATATAAAGAACCATCACAAACACTACTATCCTTAATGGGTATTTGTGTTGATGCAGGTAGAAGGTTTGCTTCAATTACTAATTTAAATATTGGTGAAGGTAATCAAGAACTACCTGTAGGTACAACCATGGCTCTACTAGAACAAGGAACTAGAGTCATGTCAGCTGTGCATAAAAGATTACACTATGCACAGAAAACAGAATTTAAAATATTAGCTAGACTTTTTGCAGAATATCTTCCGCCTGAGTACCCTTACTTGGTGGCGGGGGCAGATGCCGCAATAAAACAAACAGATTTTGATGAAAGAGTAGATGTCCTTCCAGTAAGTGACCCTAACTTTTTCTCTATGTCCCAAAGAATATCACTGGCTCAACAAGAGCTACAGTTAGTACAAAGCAATCCAGAGATACACAACATCAAAGAAGCTTACCGAAGAATGTACGAAGCTTTGGGTACAGAAAACGTTGAACAATTATTTATGCCAGACCCACCGCCACCAAGTCCAGTAGACCCAGTGATGGAAAATGCAAACGCTTTAGCAGGTGTGCCTCTTGTCGCCTTCCCCGACCAAGACCACCAAACACACATAGAGGTGCACCTGACTTTCTTAGATAACGACTTTGTGCAGTCTAATCCTGTAGCAGTACAAGGTTTAGTTAGCCACATCTTGCAACACGTTTCCTTAATGGCACAAAACGAAGCACAAGAAATGGCTATGCAAGACCCAGCCATGATGCAACAGTTGCAACAAGAACAAATGATGATGGACCAAGGACAACAAGTACCGCCTAATCCTCAAATGGCAAACTATGTAGCTACTGCAGAACTAGGAGCACTACAACAAATTATGCCAAGAATAGAGGAAATATTAGATGTTGAAGATGGCGTAGTAGAACTGAAGAATAAAGAACTAGATATACGTGAACAAGAAAACGAAGACGATAAAGAAATAGCTGAAAGAAAACTAGAATTAGAAGAAGAGAAAATAAAATCTCAAGAAGATATTGCCGCCCTAAGAGCTGGTCTCGATAGAGACCGCAACAGACGTGGGGGCAAATCATAGACGAACTTAATTTCACGTACTTAGTTCAACGTGCTATCTCTAATAAAGAGGAACAAATAAAAGAAATAATGGCTAGTGGCGGTGTAGAAAACCACGAGCATTATCAGAACTTAGTTGGTCAAATCCAAGCACTAAACTTTTTACGTGAAGAAATTAAATCTTTATTAGATAGGATGGAACACGAAGATGAGTAAATCAGCATTAGAAGAAAAATGGGAAACCAAAACAGAAGACGAAGGTATTTTAGATAAAGCCTACGTTGGTGGTAAAAAGAAAGGCGACCCTAAATCACTAAACCCAGAAAAACTAGAAGAAAGCGTTATTGAACAGCTTCCAGAACCTACTGGGTGGCGTATATTAGTTTTACCGTATAAGGCTAAACAGCAAACTAAAGGTGGTATTTTATTAGCAAATGAAACCTTAGATAGACAACAAGCAGCAACTACGCTGGGATATGTTTTAAAAGTAGGAAGTTTAGCGTATACTGGAGACAGGTTTTCCACAGGTCCGTGGTGTAAGAAAGGCGATTGGATATTGTTCGCACGATATGCAGGGTCAAGAATCGACATAGACGGTGGAGAAATAAAGATACTGAATGACGACGAGATTATAGCCGTAGTGCCAGAACCCGAGTCCATTCTGCATAACTTTTAACTACATGGAGAGGTACCATGCAAAACGAAATGACCACAGACCGAGCTGAAGAGCTAGTGCCATTAGACACAGACGGCAATGAAGTAGAGGTCGAACTAGAAGAATCTAAAGTTACGGAAGTAATTGAAGAAGAAGCTACCCCAGAACCAGAAGCTGTAGAGGAAGAAGATTCTTCCGAACATGAGGAATATGGCAAGAAGGTTGAAACCCGCATAAATAAACTGACTGCAAAACTAAGAGAAGCTGAACGTAGAGAAGAAGCTGCTACTAATTTCGCTCAGTCTATGCAACAAGAAAACAAAACATTAAAAACAAGAACGACGGACTTAAATACAAACTATCTAACTGCAGAAGCTCAAAGAATTACTGCAGAAACCGAAAGAGCAAAGAACGAGCTAAGACTAGCTAACGAAACAAGTGATACAGAAAAACAAACAGAAGCCCAATCTAAGATTGCGGCATTGGCAGTGGAAGCTCAAAGAATTACTGAGTTAACTAAAGAAAAGCCAGAATCAGCAGAAACAGAAGTTGAAGTGCCAGAAGCACCTCAACAGCAACAAGAGTACGCTGCTCCTACACCTGACCCTAGAGCCCAAGAATGGGCTGACAGCAATGACTGGTTTGGTGCAGATAGAGCAATGACTATGACTGCTTTTGCAATTCATGAAGATTTAGTTAATGAAGGAATTGACCCTACTACAGATGACTACTATACTGAAGTAGATAATAGAATTCGTAACGAGTTTCCTCATAAATTTAATGAGGACTCTTCGCAGAAAAGCCGACCCGTTCAAGCGGTGGCACCAGTTAAAAGAGGTGCTAAAACTGGACGCAAGTCTGTGAAACTCACACCTTCACAGGTAGCAATAGCTAAAAAATTGGGTGTGCCACTTGAAGAGTACGCGAAATATGTTAAATAACGTGGAGGTAACATAAATGGCAAAATCAACAAAAAACGACGTAAGTCGTCAACCACGCGAAGCCCAGAGTAGAGAGCATAGCTCTGCAAGAAAACCTTGGGCACCCCCGTCCG